GGACAAGTTAAATCTACATTTTATAATGGTAGAGAAGATAATCCAATTGAAAGATTTGGTATAAAAACAAATGGATTTACAATATTTACCAGAGCTAAAGAAAGATATTTAAGTGGAAGTGCAACTATTATATCTGTTCCTCAAAGTTGTGTAGGAGAAGGAATTAAAAGAGGTTCGGTTATTTTAAATGATGGTACAAGTCAATATGTGGATGATGGATATGGTAATTTATCAGGAGAAGCTGCCGATGTATTTTTAGAAACCATAAATTTTAATAATGAACAAATTATATTCCAAGATTTATCTGAAGCTTTGATTTCTTTTGAGATAGTTCAATTAAATTTAGAAACCAATATATTAGAAGTTGTATATAATACTATACCATATGCATTAGAATTAATAAAAATAGATTTTGAAAATGATGTTTTATTGGTTGAGTCTATCCCATTTTTGGATAATATTATTAATAAATTGGGTAATGTTTTTTATAATCAAGGTTTAATTGTTTTAACCGAAACAACAAATTTTAATACATCCAGTTTTGATTTAGATTTTAAATCAACACAAACAATATATGAAAATGAATTTTTATTAATAGTGAATCCGGATGAATTTAATTTTTCAACGAATCCAACATCGGTTGAAACTATTGGTATGGTCGTTACTTCTTCAATAGAACTATACGATAAATCAAATCCAAATTCAAAAACATATATTAAAAAAATTATTACTAATGCAGGTACACAATATGTTAAGAAAAAATCAATTACTAGTACAGGTACAATAGTTGATTATAGATTTACAGGTTCTTATAGTGGTTCTAATTCTGCATCATATGCTGGGTTTGAACATTATGAATTAAGTAGTTCAGTTGATACCACCGGTTCATTTTTAACACCTATGATTACAACAATTGGTTTATATAATGATGCGTGTGAATTACTAGCGGTAGCTAAATTACCTCAACCTATTAAATCGGAACCGGATATTCCTGTAAACTTTATTGTCCGTTTTGATACATAATTTATATTTATAAGTAAAATAAAAACAATATGTCTAAAATTTTAGAATTATACAAATCAGGTCAATCATCTTTGGGTGTTGACAAAATCGGGTTTCAAGCTGGAGTAAATGCAAAAACACCATATACTACAAATGATTTAAAGAAAGCAGATGAACAAGTTTTAACTGCAGCAAAATTTAAAACAGGTAGAGGTGGTGCTATAACTGAGAAAAAATACTCAGATACGAAACCAAAATAAACCAATTTAATGGCAAAAAAAGTTACAAAAAAGAGCAATCCAAAATGGGTTGCTAAAAAATATGGATTTAAGTCTGGTTTAGAAGAAACCATCTCTCAACAAATAGAATCTTATGGAATTAAAGTAGAGTATGAGACCGAAAAGGTTCCATACATAATTCCTGCATCCACTCACCACTATCATCCCGATTTCAAATTACCCAATGGTATTAGAATAGAGACAAAAGGTAGGTTTGTGGCAGCTGACCGTAAGAAGCACTTATTGGTTAAAGAACAAAACCCAAATATGGACATTAGGTTCGTATTTTCCAATTCAAAGAACAAAATCACCAAAAAGTCCAAAACGACCTATGGGGATTGGTGTGAAAAGAATGGATATAAGTATGCAGACAAAATCATCCCAAATGAGTGGTTTTTAGAGGAAAATAGACCGTAAAATATTTGGTAATATCAAATATTTGTCGTATATTTAAGTCGTGTTGAAGCAAAATGATAAGAATATAGTCGTATCTACCCTTACTGGTATTTTAGGTAGTTATCTCAATCTGAAAGGAAATGAGTTAGCTTTCTACTGTCCTTTCTGCAATCACCATAAACAAAAATTACAAGTTAATACGGAAACCCAAAAGTGGCATTGTTGGACTTGCAATAGTGGTGGTAAAAAATTGACATCTTTATTAAAAAAGTTAGATGTTGATAGAAAGGTGATTTCGGTAATTAGAGAGATATATGGGGATAGCAATTATAACCCACAATTAGAGGATGCCGATACAAAGGTGTTCATTTCCCTACCAAAAGAATTTATAAGTCTAAATGAGACTCCTAAAGGGTTTAATCCCGAATATAAACACGCAATACATTACCTTACTCAAAGAGGAATAGGTATGAAAGAAATAATCAAATATAATATTGGTTATTGTAAGGAAGGTTTGTATAGTAGACGAGTAATTATACCATCATACAATTCCGATGGTACATTGAATTACTTTGTTTCTCGTTCTTATTATCAGGAGGAAAAAATGAAATACAAAAACCCTCCAATCTCCAAAAATGTAATATGTTTTGAGTCACAGGTAAATTGGAACGAACCGATTATACTTTGTGAAGGTGTATTTGATGCAATCACAATTAAAAGAAATGCAATACCACTTTTAGGTAAGTTTCCATCCAGAATATTGGTTGAGAAAATCTTTATGAGTGGAATAAGTGATATTATTATTTCGTTAGATAATGACGCAATAAATGAGGCACTTAAAGCTGCCGAATATTTTAGAAAAAATGGTATACATGTAAAAATGATGTACCTTAAAGATAAAGATGCCGCCGATATGGGGTATGAAAAATTCTACGAAGAACTAAAGAAAACTAAAGAGTTTTCATCGGAAGAATTATTATTGAACAAAATAAATTCATTATGAGTTTAAAGAAGATTTATCATATAGCGGATGTCCATATCCGTAATGTGAAAAGACACAAAGAGTATAGACAGGTTTTTGAAAAAATGTTTGTAGAAATCCGTAAAAGAGGAACGGAGGATGCAATCATTTATTTAGCAGGTGATATTGCTCATGCTAAATTAGAAATGTCACCAGAATTAGTCAACGAAATTAGTTGGTTATTCAAAGAGTGTGCCAAAACTTGTCCTACAATTCTTATTACTGGAAATCACGATTGTAATATGAACAATATGGATAGAATGGATGTTCTTACTCCATTGGTTGATGCATTGGAATTGGAAAACTTTTATTATTTAAGAGATACGCAGGTTTATTCAATTGGTGGTGTTGATTTTTCAGTATTTAGTATTTTAGATAACAAAGACAATTGGATTACTGCTGACAAAATGTTTGGTAATAAAAAGATTGCATTATTCCACGGACCTGTTGATAATTCTCAAACTGATATAGGTTATGTGGTAAGTAGTAGACATTTTACAACGGATATATTTGATGGATTTGATTTAGCACTTTTAGGTGATATTCATAAGCGTCAAGAAATGATAAGTCCGAAAGGTTGTAAGGTAGTTTATGCGGGTTCACTAATTCAACAAAACTTTGGTGAGACATTGGATAGACATGGGTTTTTAGCATGGGATTTAGATACAATGACTTACGAAGAAATTGATATCAAAAACGATTATGGTTATTATACTATGGATATTGACAATGGTAAGGTTCCAGTTGTAAATGATATGCCAAAACATCCTCGTTTAAGAGTAAGATTGTCAAACACCGATACCGCCGATACTAAAAAAGTAATTACGGAAATCAAAATGAGATATGGTGTTGAGGACTTTACAATTATTAGAACAGACTCCCTTTCAAAAAAGAAAACAGGAGATAGAGGTAATAAATTAGAATTTGAAAACATTTCGGATATAAACTACCAGAACTCACTTATAAATGAGTATGTAGAAAGAATGATGCCATTTGTTGATAAGAAAGATTTGGCACAATTAGAAAGAATTAATAGAGATGTAAATAGTAGAATTGTACATGAAGATACTTTAAGAAACATTATGTGGAAACCAGTTAGATTTGAGTTTTCAAATATGTTTAGTTATGGTGAAGATAACAAAATTGACTTTACAAAGTTAAATGGATTGATGGGATTGTTTGCACCAAATGCACAAGGTAAATCATCTATTTTTGATGCTATATCATTTTGTTTATACGATAAGAGTAGTAGAGCTTACAAAGCTCAAAATATTATGAATAATCGTAAATCGGAATTTGCTTGTCATCTTCATTTCCAAATAGATGGATTAGATTACCATATTGAAAGAACCGCAAAGACAATTAACAAAGGAAAGAATGTTAAAGTAGATGTTCAATTTTGGAGACAAGATGGTGATGATAGGACTTCTTTAAACGGAACAGAGAGGAGAGATACCAATACTATCATTGAACAATACGTTGGTACATACGAAGATTTTGTATTAACTGCATTATCTTTACAAGGTAACAACGCCCTATTCATTGATAAATCCCAAT